ATCCTGCCTCTTGTGCATAGATGTTACCAATTTGATTTTCAAGAACAGGTTTTAGTTGTTTAAACAAACACCAAGGCAAGAACTCACGATTGTCCTTCTCAACAACTTCATTGTTTAGAAAGTCTTCAACCATCTTGTGAACCTTAGTTCCACGAGTTGCCGCAGTGCGAGAGATGTAGTTCGCAACATCCTCGCCCACACGTTTACGCCATTCTGCCAGCCCTTCCTTCTTACGAACAGATAGAACGGTTGTGATTGATGGATACAATGCACCATCGGTAGCAACATAGAAACGTTTACCGTTTACGGTTTTCGTTGCTACTTCTGGTAATTCAACTGGTTTGTGTATAAACATATTTCTCACCTTCAATTTTATTCATAACATATGATAACAAATCAATCAGAGTTTGTCAAGCGATTTATCGCCCTTGTCCTCTATATACTTTCTTTCCCAACTTCTTATCGTTTTTTGAATTAAAACGAGTGAAGTTAGATGAACCAATAGAAGTTACCTTCTTGCGTGATTCTGGGCGCCAACTGACACCAGTAGATTTTGTCTTCGCCATTATTCGTCAACTCCAAGTTTGATCTTATTAATTAAATATTCACGAACGAAACCACTACGAACAATATCACCAATAGTGAATTCGATGTTTTCAAAACTATTCATACTGTCTAGAATCTTCATAAACTTCTGCATACCTTTCTTGTCACCTTCTTTTTGCAAGTCGGTTTGAAAGAAATCTCCACAGAAAATAATCTTAGAGTTCTGTCCTACACGAGTAACAATTGTGTCCAATTCATGGAATGTTAGGTTCTGACATTCATCAACAATAATGATAGCATTATCAAGTGTGATACCACGCAAGAATGATGTTGTAAGAAACATCAAACTTCCTTGATTCTTCAACCTATCATACAATTGCGAAAACGCAACTTCGTTAGGTTGTTCGAACATGAACTTAACCATGTTCTGATAGGGGACTTGAAAAAGAGCTGTCTTGTCTTCTTCATCGCCAGGCAAGAAACCAATCTCACGAGTTGGAACGGCACTACGAACCATAAACACAGTCTCATATGGTGTTCTGTTATCCAACACCTCAGACAATGCATTATATAAAGAAAGGAATGTCTTACCAGTTCCCGCTGCACCAAACAAGAAAAGATTCTTTTCTTCTTTGTAAGCTTCGAATGCTTTCTTTTGATTATCGGTGATAGGATTTACCTTCACCATGTTGTCTAGTCTAATATCTTTTGCTTTACCCATTGTGTCTCACTATATCAGAAAAAGGTGGGGGAGTCGTAACTCCCCCTGTGCATGGGCGGAGAGGCTTCACAGCTTACTTACTCAATGGAGGGTGCTGAAGTAATCTCGCCCGCACAAAACTATTTATTCTATAACACCATGTTTTTTCAACACGTTGCGTGTTTTGATTTCTTTATCACTACGCTTACCATAACGATCAGCGAAAGGCGTGCCTGGGTGTGCTTCTGCAATCCTAGACATGTTCTCTTTCCAACCATCATCGTTTCTCATACCACCAGCGCTACTCACAATCATTGGTGCGCTGACAACCTTTTTTAGATGGGGGTTGTCTTCTTTGAATTGATCTAATTCTTGCCATGGCATAACATGTTCTTCATATTCACCTGTCTCAGTATTCAAAAATTCATATCTCATTCTACTTTCCACTCAAGATTGCATTCAATAGCATATCTTGCTCCAGATATATAGTCCCTATCCTCTTCTGATAGAACACTCCAAAATTTACTCACACTATCGGCTAGTTCCGATACTGCTTGTGGATTCTTTAGATGATAATTAGATTCCATCCAATGCTGAAGAGCATCCATCCGATTCTTTATTCTCTGTTCTAATATCATAGTCCAATCCGAATTGTTTTTTGAGTGCCGCAACTTCCTCAGAAAGTTCCTTTACTCTAACCATTAAACAATGGTTTACTTTTTGCATCTCTGCAATTTCATTCATATACATATCTTCTCTGTTCATTTACCAACTCCCATCGTCTAAAACAATGCGTATATTAATAAAGAAAAACTGTATATCTATTCTCCATTCCATTGGAGAGAGTTCATCATTGACGATGTTCTCAAAACGAAACGTCCAATGAAATGGATTTAGTATAAAAGTAATCCACACACCAGAGTAACGTATCCAATTAAATATTTTCCTTATACCAGTTTGGGGCATCTCTTCCTGTCCATTTCGCAAAACCGTTCTTATACTTTATATAGTAGTTTCGATATGCACTACGAGAGTCACCAAACACTTTTACATCATCAGGCATCGCCTGTGGTGGTTGTGTCTTGTAATCTACTGGAATGTTCTTTGGTGGGTTTTGCAACAGTTCTGCATACGCCTCACACGCATGGTGTTTATTGTATCGAAATGTATATTCACGAAGCAACGAACGCCACATATAATATAACCAAGTGTAGTTGTTGTTACTAGAACGAGTCCAAATGTTGGATGGATGGTTGACATGTGATGCCTTCATCAATCCCTCTTCCATTATTGGATCGTCCATCTTCCAACGAGCAATCTTTCTACCATTCTTTGTCAACCCATAATACATCTCACCGTCCAACACACGATGTGCAGTGGACATGAGTTGTGCATACTCGATAATCATTTTGACAACATGTTTGTCACAATGCATCTGAGCAGACAACTTAGGGTCGCTGTCTAGATAGAATATATTCATTACGGAATATCACTTTCTTGTTGCATCTGTGAAAAATACATTTCTTCTTCACGATAGTTGTAATCTGGGCCAGCAAGGAACTCTCCATTGAGAACATCCTCAGCATACTGTCCAAATGATTTACCAAACTTCTCAATTGACTTCTTAAGAATCACTGGATAGGTTTCTGTCAACTGTCCTTCTTTGTCATAGAAAGAATAAACAAAGTCTTCAACATCCATTAACTGATCTTTAACACGTCCCATTATGCAATCTCCTCAAAACCAAATGCAGCCACCTTATACTTAGTAGTTCCGAACAACATCTGATCACCCATAGAAGTAGAACGCAAACCAAACTCTTTACCATCAACAACTGGTAGTGCAGCCATCACAGTCACATCCGATGAGAAGTCTGGATTAACAAATGTCTCACCTTCCCATTCGAAAGTCTCACCTTTACTCCATGAACCTTCAATGTTGTTTGTTCGTTTATATGCATACTCTAGAGCAGTCATGACTGGCATATCATCTGGAACATTCACAAACGCAACAGTGCGAGGTGAATCTTCAAAAGCAGTGTGAATTACAGCAACTTGTTTCATAATATTTTCCTCTCTTTTGAAACCCGACATAGTAATGTTACCCATTTTTCGAACCCATGTCAACAGCTAAATTATAGAATATCTGCATCCCAAACCATTTGTGCATACTTGTCTTGGAGTTTCCATGCTTCCTTCTCCCAAGGCAAGTCCATATAATCCATGTCATCCTTAACCTTACGTCCCTTCCAAGCATGATTGTAGGGATTCATCTCTTTACGATAATACTGCTTGACGTGAATCATTTCATGAGTCAGTGTGGTAATGAAATCCTTTAACGATTGCGTCTTATCAATTTCAATAGTGAACTCACGATTGGTGTCACCCATGTCACAATAACCAACCGCCTCATCTGCTAGTTTGTTTTTGATGAGAACAGTAATGTCTAAAGTGCGAACACGAGGCATCAATTCTTTAATCATAAACGCAACAACCTTGGCAGCAATTTCCTTCTGGAACTTGTTACCACCTTTTACACCAATCAAATTCATCAAAAAATCCTCAAAAATTCCAACCAACATAGCTAGTATATCAAAACACCAAGCCCCTGTCAAGAACTTTTTGTTCTAAAAACATCTTTAAAATCAACAGCTTAGAAATTTTTTTGAAAAAAATAAAAAACCCTTAAAAATCAACAGCTTATAAGTCATTGATAATTAAGGGTTTTTTGGAAAATGGAGCGGTTGGGTGGGAATCGCACCCCCATTTTCTGTCGGGAAGACAGATGTAATACTTTTATACTACAACCGCAGTAGATGGCGAGAGTCAACTAAGAGAGAGAGAGTTGAGAGAGAGGTGTTGCCCTCACCATCTTTTTATATGATACTGTAAAGTATCATAAAAGTCAAGAGCTTTACACCATTCCTAGTGCAAGTTCTGTGGTTTCTTCTACTCTACGAGTCCAACCACGTCCAAAGGTTTCAAACGTAGAAAGTGATTCGTAGTAACCTTGACGTGATTCTTGATATGACTTGATGGTTTCTTCCAAACCATGTTCTTCGACATATTCATTAACACACTTGATTGTGTTAGGGCCAATGCCACCGTCTGCTGTAGTTCCTACAAGAGTCTGTAGATACTTTGCTGCACGTCCAGTTCCAGCATTAACGCCAAAATCGAATACACACAAATCTAGCCCAGCAGGCAAATCATCACCTTTGATTCTGTTCCAATATGATTTCTCATAGATAGGTGCAACATCATCAACCGTTAGGTCTTTCATGTCCTTCTTACCACCATGTTCTTCATAAACTCTTTTTGTAACACCCAAGTTGGTTTCACCGCCTGGGTCTTTTGGATGGTTAACATAACCACCCTCATGAAGTAGAATAATCTCAAGACAAGCTTGGAAATTATCAGCCATTTTTACTTTCCTTCTCTGTTAAGTAACCCATCACATTCTCTGGTGAAGAAACACCATAGGGGTCTGGGTTGTCATTAGTTCCATTCATTATGCATTTCTCATAAATTCATCATTCCAATTAAATGCTTCTTTAACTACATCTTTCGAAAGTCCTTTGTAGACTTGATGCAACTTCTTATCCTTCGCATCAACAATAAGTTGTGCTTCAGATTTGTGAAGTCCTTCTAGCATTTGGATGAATAGGTTTTCACGTTTAAATTGTGGTAGTGTGTTGTCACCACCTTTAATGAAACGATACAACTTCTTTGCCTCACGGCGTAGAACTGTATGCTCTGTTCCTTCTTCGGCTTCGTTCATTTTGTATGGAACGTCACCTTCTGGGATCAACCATTCGATTTTAGGGTCGAATGATGCTTTGATAACCATACGCAAAGCATCGTTATCATATTGTTTAAGGATTTCTACTTTCTTATCCTTAGTTTTTGCATTATGAACCTTCTTCAATACTTCACTGAATAGGGGTGTGTATGTGTCTTGAACCATGTTAAAAATCTCCATTAAAAGTCTCCAAATTATAAATAATGTAATCAGAAATCACTGATATCATTCATAAGATTTCTCAATCTTCTTGATATAAAATAATTTAGCAAACCAGCACGATTGCCTTTCGGTTCCTTACGATATTCAACCAGAATCCTATCCTTAAGATCACTAGGAATGCAGTCCAAATCAATTAGAGTCTTGTTGCGTTGATAGTTCCTCATCATTTCTTCTGTGCAGAAGTCTTGAGGGTCTAACGTTACCCAAGTCTCTAACTTTTTCTTTGCTAATGGTTTCTGTCGCAAGTCATCCATAAAGGTATTGTCAGACGATAGAAAGTTTGGAATACCATCACTTCTATCACCCATCAATATATGCTCTTTAATATATAGGTTCGGATCTTGTCCATTTACAAACTTCTTCAACACTGGACTGTATTGTTTTACAAAACTGTGTTTTTGAAGTTGTATGAAATCCTTATCACCAGATAAAATCAGAACTTGTTCGAATTCGTTTGGTGTCTCAGCAATGTGTTGCACAATAGAAGCGATACAATCATCTGCCTCTGCACCTTCGACTTCGATTACCTTATATGGAAAATAGTCACGAATCTCATCACGAATTTTATTTAGAGTTTCAAAGATTGCATTCCAATCAAGTCCAGAGTTTTCCCTGTCTTTCTTGCGATTGCATTTGTAGTTTGGGAAGTATTCTCTTCGCCAGTATTTTTTGCTGTCATAACAAAGAACCAATTCACCATACTGTTCATTAAACTTACTACGATAAGAACGCAGCGAATTAAGAACCATATGGCGAACTAAGTCTTCATCAACATCATTTTTTTTAGAACCAATCTGCATCATCAAATTTGAGATGGTCACTTGGTTCATATCAACTAGTATCATAGTTAATTCACCTTATATTTTTCTAGTATTATATATTAAACCATTTTATACCAGTTGTCAATAGATTTTGGAGCGGCTGAGCGGAATTGAACCGCTATCATTAGCTTGGAAGGCTAAGGTAATACCATTATACGACAGCCGCAAATTTTGGAGCCCCCTGTCCGATTCGAACGGACGACCTACTGCTTAC